GTCATCAGGGAATCCCATCAATCGCTCACATTCAATAGGCGTAAGCCTTCTTAGAATCAATTCTGGTGTGCATACAGCATGCATTGACACAGTGTCTAATGTGTATGAGGGGTCATTTGGTTCACCAAACCCTTTTCCTGCTGGTCCAGCAGAGTCTGAGCGACCAATGATCGTGCCCTGAATGGGGATAGCAGTCGCTTGCTCAGCAATTAAAGGAACTTGATTACCACCAGTTCCCATTCTGCTCATAAGAGTAGGAACAATACCATCATCATAAACACGAACGTCATTAACCCTTGTACCATCAACAATTAAAACAGTTGAACGCGACTCACTATTATTATCAAAAGCGTTCAAAGTTGGGCTGACATCTTCTTGTCGCCAGACTTCTGGCGGTAAGTTACCATCAGCATCTCTAGCACCAGAACGAATAACTTTGACAAAAGATTCAATAGTATGCATAACAAAGTTTTCATCAGGTCGCTTATGGCTAGTAGCCCTAAATGTTGAACCACCTTCTTGGTAATTACCAAAACCAGTCTTGCCATAAAGAACAGGCTGTGCTACCGAATTACCACCACTTTCAACACGCATTGTTGGGAATACTTCTTCAGATACTTGTGGATCTATTCCGTTTTTGTGATTGAATCCGTATGTTGGTCCGCTAACTTGATCAGAGCCTGATAGAGCATGGGTGGAAGCTTGTTTCCTCTTCTTTCGGCTCTTCTTAAGATTCCCGTCGCTGTCTTTGGGGACAGGTAGTATTTGTGTTCCACATCTGCTAACGATTGTAGGACAGAAACTAGCAATAAGGAACAATCTTCTCCTTCTGTGTGGGATTCCAAACCATTGTGCATCCAAGATGTGCCATTCAATTGCCAATGCCCCGATGTTTGCCATTTCGTCAATGACTGCTGAGAAGTCTTCTCCTTTATTACTTGTGAGGGCACCTGGTACGTTTTCCCAGATTGCAATTTTTGGGTATTCATTTCCTGTTGCATTTCTCATCTCCTTGATGATTCTAGTTGCTTCATAAAACATTGATGATCTATCACCATCAAGACCAGCGCGCTTTCCAGCAACTGACAAGTCCTGACATGGTGAACCAAAGGTAATCAAATTGACGGGCTTAATTTTTGCACCATCAACATCTTGAACATTAAAATATTTATCAGTATCAGGCCAATGCTTGTTTAAAACAGATTGACACGTTTTGTCCCACTCAACCTGCCAAACACTTTCCCAGCCAGCATTTTGAAAACCAAGATCAAAACCTCCGACCCCAGCAAATAAACTTCCAAATGTTAATTCCATTTTAGTTCCAATCGTTGTTTTCTATTTCTTGATAAACTTTATACATTAAATACATTGATACAAATATTGAACCAAAAAAAATGGCTCCAACTGCAATAATTACTTTACTCATACGTTGTTCCTTCTATGAGATCATTAAAAACATCCCAGTCAATAATAGCAACCTTGATATCGGAATCTTCACCTAAAACGACAGAAATGCATGGATATTTATAATTGGATCTCCATGCATCCTTACGCATTTTAATCCAAGCTTCCCTAGATAAAGTGAATGTTGAAGCATTATGCTTATAATCAAGAACAAAACTGTGATAGGTAGCATCGCCTTTTTTCAAGCCTCTGCCAGAGTTCTTGACCGCTTTAGCCTTATCACGCTTGATTTCTTGCTTTTCATCTCTTTTCATCAAGACCACCTCCTATAGTTGGTACAGCAGAGTGTAGCAGAGTTGAGGGCATCACTTACGTATATTTGAAGATAGCAAAAATTTATTTTCTAGATCCCAGATGGCTTGGTCTGTCGGCTTCTGAAAAATAGGCTGAGAAAGTAATGATCTATACATTTCTTCTGGAACACGGTGAATTGGGTCATCCTTTGTAAACTGTATTCCATTATGTAGTAAATAACTTCCATTCCCCGTATACATTACATAGAAGCTGCTTTTATGATCTAATTCTTTAAAAGATTTAATACCAACTCTTTTTACTAAATTGTTTAACATATAGTCAACTCTAGTTTGCCAATTATATTCTTCATAAATCAACGGTGCTTGTTTATAATAAAAATCACATTGAGATGAAAAATTATTATAAGCATTTAACATTAAATGCATTAAAGATTCAAAATCTGCTAAAACAACTTCACCTTCAAAATAACCAGAGTACGATGTTGGACCAATAGTAGAATCAATAATATTATTTTTAAAGTATTTATCGTAAGAACACCATCTACTTGTAGAAATAACTGGCATACCAGTAGCCAGAGCCTGAAGAGGAATAAATCCAAACCCTTCACCCTCAGACGGATAGACAAGAACATCATGTTCATTAAATAACTGAATCATTTCATCTTCAGATAAAGTTTTAAATATCTTATTAATATTAGAAAATAAAGATGAAATACCATTATCACCAGAGTACTGATCAGTATGATACTTTAAAGTTAACTCAACATCGCTATTATTACCAAAAAGAGTGATAAAAGCTTTTTCAACAAGATCAGCCCTTTTTCTAGGGGAGCCAGAATCAACATGAAGAAACCTAATCTTACTTCCTTGACCTCTTTTAAATGGCTTCCATTTATCATCAATTCCATGTTCAAATACAAAAGTTGGTGTTTTAACTCCAGAGTTGCCAACAGCATCTGCTGCAAATTGGTTACCTACCCATATTTCATCAACCTCGTTCATTGAATTAATCCAATGAGACCACACTCTAGTTGTTTCTAAGTGAGTTCCATAAATTTTGTATTGATGATCATAAAATTTATTAAAACTTGGATTACGAAAACTAGTCATAGTTTTTAAGTTATACCATTCTGGCTCCATGTAAAACATTTGTATTTGCGATGCTGGAGAATTCTGCATCACTTTTAACTTGTTGTTTTTATATTGGAAGTTACTAAAATGCTCACAGATTTTGTAATACCCATAAGAGTAGCCAAAAATGCCATTAGCATCTTTAATATGTTGATCTGTATGCATTGAAAAAATCATTACGACTCCATAAGAATTTTTTTGATCTCTTCTCTTTCAATATCGCTTAGATCAATAGATGACATACCATTCCACTTATTCTCCCCATATGCATACCATGCACCACGACGTTGAATAATGTTTGCTTCAATTGCCATATCAATAAGTTCACGCTCTGTATCAATCATACCCTTATCAGGTAGAACATAATAATAACCAGTTGTTCCAATAGTAGGAAGCTGCTTAGTTTTCTCAATTGTCCAAGTAGCGCGCTGACTAGTGATACGACTTGAATCATCTCTTTCCATTTCCTTTTGAGACATAGAAAGAAACAGTTTAACAATATTATGCATATTATGATGAACAGTATTACCCATCTTTGCTTTAGTTACAGCAAACATTCCACTTAAATCAACAGTTTGATGAGCGACAAACAACATAATGTTTTTTTCTTTATGAAGATGATTAACCAGCTTTTGCAAAAAGTAGCCTTGTGATCGTGCTTGTAATCCTAATGCTTTACCACCGTCAGGCTTGTCATAAAACTCTTCTTTAATAATATTAGAAAGACTATCAAACAAGAAAATGTGCTTTTCATCAGGATGATTCAAATATGGAACAAGACTCTTAAGAATATCTTCAACGATAGTTGATTGAATTACAACAACATCATCAATGTCAATTCCACACTTCTCAGCATAAACATCAGAATAAGAATACTCTGAATCAATAATGACAGGTCGATAGCCCATCTTTTGTGCTTGAGAAATAATTCTAAAACACATAGTTGTTTTACCAACCGATGGCGTACCCCAAAACAAGTGCGTTGCCCCGGAGTTAAGTCCACCACCTAAAGCCCTATTCAATGCAAGACTAGGTGTCGGAATAATTTCATGCTCAGGCATTTTATCGCCTTTACGCTTATCTATAAATAACATTTTATCTCCTTAGTTTGGTAGAGCAATCCAATTATCCTGCCATGCTCTACGGCAGCTATAACCTAAACTTTCTAATATCTCAACACTAGACTGATCAATGTTAGGCGACTTTTTGAAATTGACTTCAAAACTAATAACAGGTTTAGAAGATAATATCAGATTTCTAGCACCCAAAAGAACATTTGGTTCATAACCTTCAACATCTATCTTCATAAAATCACACTTTGTCATCTTCAAAGCATCTAATGAAACAACTTTGATATCCTCCCCGCCAGAACCAATTTGGACACCAGCAAGATTATATAAATCAGAAGTACCATACTCAATAGCCTGCATACTATTTGCACCATCAACAGAATATGGGTTCATTTGTGAATCATAAACAGATTCACCAACGGCATTATTGTAAGAAAAAACTTTTTCTAAATTATTATTTGAAACGTTATAACATAACAACTTGTATAGCATCTTTTGTGGTTCAAATGCATACACAAGTGCAGAAGGATTCAGTTTCTTATACATGACAGTATGAGAACCAACATGAGCACCTATATCAATAATAGTAGATGCCTTAGTGATATATTGACTTAACACATCTAAAATGTATTGTTGCTCAAAAAATAATCCATGTTCATACTGCTCGACCATAGACTCATCATTTTTATAATATCTAATCTGACCATACTCATTCTGGATATCAACGTACTCAGGGTTGTGGGGCATGTAGTCCTTTTCTTTCTATATAATCTCCAATAGAAATAATTGAAGTATCAGTAGCAAGTTTATACGAGTCAAGACGAGTCAATGCTTCTTTTTCAACAATCTTAGACATCTTCACAGCAAACCAGCCATTGTCTTTAATAACATGCTTGATCTTTCCATACACCATCGGGAAAATAACAATCTTAATAATCTTAAGACCATCCCAGGCGTAAAGATTAGCCATGTTCTTACCCTTAGCAGTAACAAACGATCTACTACTAAAAACGTGAACAAGTGCCTTGTCTGTTTCTTCAGAGTCACAAATGCCTAATTCTTCCTGATATAGCCAGCTTAAGTCATGCTCAAGACCTTTATCCATCATACTAATTAACTCCATTATTTCAGAGTTATGGCACTCATAAGCATCACAGAACATATGAAGCGTTCTGTCCCCGATCAAGGCGTAAATCAACTGTCTGTTTGAGATCTCAGCGTTCCTGTCACAAAAGATCGTAGTTGAGCCAGATTGATCTTCTATTTCAACACGGAGGTATTGAGGGGTTTTCTTAGTAGAACGCACCACAGCCTTCACAATGGTCAAAGGAGAGTTAATCTCATGGAAGTCCGCTAAAGGCTTCACATACTTATCAATCTCATTCTCATCCTGATTAAGATTGATAGCAAACCCCAAAATAGGCAGATAATACTTCTCATTATCATAAGCAGAAGTATAGCCAAGGCTCCTATAAGCCCCTACCTTATCCAAACTATCCCGAAGTTTAGTATTAACACGCTTCTTACTACACTTGGCATTAAATTCCTCAATAGACGAAAAAGGTCTCAACTCAAGAATCTCAGTAATAGCACTACCACCACAACCACTCACATTACGAAGCCCAAAACGAATACCATCATCATCAATAGAAAACGACTCATTAGACAAATTCACATCAGGCGGATTAACCTTAACACCCATACGATTAGCCTCCATCAAATAAGCCGTAATTCTATCCTGAGCATCCTCATTATAAAGAAGCGACCAGATGAACTCAATCGGATAATGAACCTTCAACCACATCGTCTGATACGACAACATAGAATAAGCAACAGCATGAGACTTGTTAAACATATACAACGCTGCTAATTCAAACTCAGACCACATCTTCTCAGCAGCCTTAGGCGTAATGATAGCATTACTAATAAACTTATCACGATACTGATCAAAGTCAGCAGCATCACGTTTCTTACCAATGATCTTACGTAACTTGTCAGCCTCAGCCCAAGTAAACCCAGCAATACTCACAGCCATCTGCATCAACTGCTCCTGAAAAATAACTGTACCAAAAGTTTCCTTCAAGATACCCTCGACTGAAGGATGAGGATACACAGGCTTCTCCTTACCCTTCTTACAGTCAATATACTTCTGACCCTGAGACAACAAAGCGCCCGGTCTAACCAAAGCATTACTTACAGCAAGATCATTAAAATTAGAAATCCCCATACGCTCAATAAGATTCCTATAAGCCGAAGCATCAACTTGGAAGATCCCAACCGTATTAGCATCATCAAAATTCTTATAAACAAGATCATCATCCAAAGCCAAAGAAAGATCCGTAACATCAACACCATGCCTCTCCTTAACCTTAGCCAAACAATCCTTAATAACCGAAACCATCTTCAAACCCAAAATATCAACCTTGATCAAACCAACCGCCTCAGCATCCTCCATATCAAAAGCCGTAACAATAGAACGCTCATCATCACCACGATTCTTCCGACTCTCAACAGGACACACCTCATTCAGTGGCACAGACGACACCACCATACCAGCAGCATGCACACCAGAAGTACGAATCCGATTCTCCAACTTACGAGCAATAGGAATAATATCAGGATACTTAGAATCAAAAACACGACCCTTAGCCGAACCCTCCAACTCATCCAAAGTCTCAAAAAACGGCGTAATATTATTAATCTCCTCATACGGCACCTGATACACACGCGCAATATCCTTAATAACACTCTTAGCCTTAAACGTACCATAAATAGAAATCGCGGCAACATTATCCTTACCCCAACGATCCCTCAAATACTGCTTAACCTCATCACGACGCTTATCCTCAAAGTCCAAATCAATATCAGGATAATCATTACGCTCAGGATTCAAAAAACGAGAAAACAACAAACCATACTTAATAGGATCAACCTTAGAAATATCCAACAAAAAGGCCAACAAACTACCACCAACACTACCACGACCAGGACCACGCCCAACATTATTATTATCAGCCCATTTAATCAAATCCCAAACCATCAAAAAATAATCAGAAAAACCAAGCCGAGCAATAACCCCCAACTCCTCATCCAACCTAACCCCATACTCCTCAGACAACCCACGCCGACCAAGCTCAAACACAGCAATCTCACGCAAATACTCATCCGAATCCAAAGCCTTCAAATACTTAGGCAACAACTTCCGCTTAACAGCAATCTCCGCAGTGCATTTTTGCGCCACCTCCATCGTGTTCTCTAAGATATCTGTCCTATCCAAACCAACAGTACTAAACCACGATTGAATCTCTGAAGCAGAAGCGATATAAGGATTGATCTCATCAAAGCGCAAAAAGCGATCTGGATACATAGCATTAATTTTCTCAATAGTGCTACCCTCATGGCGACAATTCTCTTTAGCCTTACGCAAGTCACCAGCGTTCAACGAAGGATACTGAGAGATCATCAGCAAAACTTCCTCATCACCACGATCATGGACTGTCGGGAAATGGCAGTCAGCAGTCGCTACAGGCTTCTTATTGAAAGCACTAGCCAAATCTAAGATACCTTTATTAATCTTAGGTGGATTCCACGCCTGTACTTCATAATAGAAGTCATCCCCAAAGATTTTAATAAACCGTTCCGACAGATATTCAGCGCGACTAGTATTGCCAGCATCAATTGCTTTAGCAATAGCCCCACCTAGACAACCAGACAAAGCAACAATGTCATCATCAACTAGATCACTTAATAGATCAAAGTCCACTCTAGGCTTGTAATAGAAGTTATTTGTCCAACCAATCTGACTAGCTTTAAATAACTTCTTTAACCCCTCATCATTCTTTGCTAAAAGAATAAGGTGGAATCTTTCATGACGACCATCACCATCGGAATTAACAGAGTCAACAAAGTAAGCTTCAACACCAAACAACGGTTTGACGTTAGTCTTTCT